ATTGACCTTCCTTATTCTTGTAAGGCAGGTGCTTGTTCCTCCTGTGCTGGTAAAGTTGTCTCTGGTGAGATTGATAATGAAGAACAATCTTTCCTTGATGATGACCAAATGGCAGAAGGATTTGCACTTCTCTGTGTTGCTTATCCCAAGTCTGACTGTGTAATCCTCACTGAACAGGAAGAAAACCTGTGAGTGCTGGAATGCTTGGGCAACTGAGTCTTGCCCTTCAACAACTTGTAGATGAAGGCGCCTGGTCTAACGATGACGAACTTAAGGTTTGCGTTGCAGGTACACTTCCAAAAGACAAATTTATTGTAATTCAAAACACTACTAAGAGGACAAAACAATGAACGAAAGAGCAGAACGTATTAATGGTTGGGCAGCCATGATTGGTATTGTTGCAGCAATGGGTTCGTATGCATTTACAGGACAAATTATTCCTGGTATTTGGTGATGTTATAATTCAAACATATTATAGACGCCCAAAAGGGCGTCTTTTTTTATAAATACCTTCGGTGTTGCAAAAAATATTCCAATGACATTAGATCTTCATAACTTTTTCAAATTTTATGATGAGAAAAATTCTAATCATGTCGCCGCAGTTCAATGGTTAGAAGATAATCTACCTGCTCAATTTCTAGATGATGCAGAATCCGATTGGATTGGAATTTTCAGAACTAAACCCCCAACTCCAGAAGTTCTTGCAGTTCCATATTTCAACCAAGTAGATAACTATAGAGATGCACATAGAACTTGCAACAGTTCGTCGTGCGCTATGTGCCTTGCTTTCCTCAAGCCTGGTAGTATCAAGGGCGATGATGAATATGTTAAGAAAGTATTTGCGATTGGTGACACTACTGACCATTCGGTGCAGACGAAGGTTCTCGCAGGTTATGGAGTTAAGTCTCACTTTAGTTATAATCTTTCTTTTGCTGATATTGATAAAAGTCTCGATGCTGGGAAACCTGTTGTTATTGGTATCCTGCACCGCGGCTCTCTATCTAATCCTACTGGTGGTCACATGGTTGTAGTTATTGGTAAGACACCAGATGGAAAGGGATACTACTGTAATGATCCATATGGTTCATGCAATGATAATTACACTGGACCAGTCACAAATGGTAAGAAAACCATTTACACCAAAGCAATGTTAAAGCATCGTTGGTGCCCAGGAGGTAATGATGGATGGGGAAGAATTTTCGATTAATTTTAAAAGGAAGATCTTACAAAGAATCAAAGATCTTACAAATAACGGTAGACACGTAGAAGCAAACGAACTTTATCAAAAGTATTTCGGAGATAACAATGGCAAGAATCGACCTTCATAATTTTTTTCAATACTACGATGAAAAAAATCCTAACCACGTTAAGGCTGTACAGTGGTTAGAAGACAATCTACCAGTCAAGTATCTAGAAGATACTATTGATTGGGCAGAGATCTACAGAGGAAAAAAGTCTAGTGCTGCACCAGCCCCTGCCGCTGGTGCAGCTCCTGTAACTGGTGGTGATGATGTTCCACAAATGGGAATTAAATTAATTAAAGAGTTTGAAGGATGTAGATTAAACGCTTATCCTGATCCTCTTAGTGGAAATCTTCCTATCACGATTGGTTGGGGTTGCACTCGTAAAAAAGATGGTTCACCATTTAAAATGGGTGACACTATCACTCAAGCAGAAGCAGATGAGTTATTAATTGATGAATGTAAAAAACACTTTCTCCCATCACTCAGAAAAATTCCAGGCTGGTCTGAAATGTCAGATGGAAAAAGAGGCGCTCTGCTCAGCTTTGCTTATAATCTCGGTGCTGGTTTCTACGGCGGCGATAACTTTAATACTATTACTAAACGCTTGAAAAATAAAGAATGGGATTTAGTTCCCGATGCATTGTATCTCTACAGAAATCCTGGTTCTAATGTAGAAGCAGGACTTGCTCGTAGAAGAAAAGCTGAAGGTGAAGCTTGGAAAAAAGGTTAACTTCACACAAAAGGAAAAATGGAAAACGATAAAAAGGCAAAATGTATGAGTACTGTTATTCGTGTAGCGATTCTTGGATGGTCTGCCGCTCTTCTTACAGCTAGTTATGCAGGTCTTCTTTCTAAGATGGACCCAACTTTTATTGCTACTGTTTTTACAGCATCTGCTGCTACCTTTGGAATTAACACTATGAAGAAAGGTGGTGAAGATGATGAGAAGAAAGAAGAACTACGTAGAGAAGAAGTGGTAGTTGAAGCACCACCAGAACCACCTGCAGTAGAAGAAGAAAAAACTCTTGAAGAGAGAGTAGAAGCTCTAGAAGAGGGACACGTTCAACCACGAACCTGATATGAAATACTTAACTTTAACATTGTCTTTGGTAAGTTTGGGCATCAGCGCTGCAATAGGCGTTGGTGCCTTTTTGACTTATCAAAAGGCACAAAAAATCTTAGATAACCCAGAGGCATTTGTCGGTGCTGTTGTTGAAAAACAAGTCAATAAAGCATTTGAGAAACTGCCTATTCCTAAACTAAATACTGAGAAGTTTAAATTATTCTGAAAAATGGCAGACAAAGATCCTTACATCTATAGAATTAAATCAGTTACAAAAGTTGTAGATGGCGACACTATTGATGCTAACATTGATCTTGGTTTTGATATCTCCCTTACTAAGCGAATTCGTCTTGCTGGTGTCGATACCCCAGAGAGCAGGACAACTGATGCAAATGAAAAGAAACTTGGTCTTGAAGTTAAAGAATGGCTTAAAAAGAAACTAGATGGTCAAACTGATGTTATTGTAAAAACTGAACTTCCAGATTCTACTGAGAAGTATGGTCGTATTCTAGGTTATCTTTTTATCGGAGATAAAGACGTATCGGCAGTCAATAAAAAGAAATCCATTAATCAACAAATGATTGATGAAGGATATGCCTGGGAATATGATGGTGGTACAAAGAAAAAAGATTTTGCACTATTAGAGGCCAAAAGAAATGCAAGTTCAGGCAAAACTATCTGAAGAAGAACTTCAAAAAGTAAGAAAAAAAGGATCTAAATTTGGTAATATATTTTTTGATATGCTATACAATATAATTTCTTATGTTCCAGCAGCAATCATTACTTGGTTTATTACACAACTAGAATGATACTTTAGCGGATAATTTTTTGGCAATTTTCTTTGCAGGGGAAAATAGAGATTTAAATCTCTTTTGCCCTTCTTTTGTAAATTTATCAGATATAACATCATCGATAATAATTTTATTGTCTATCTCATATAGAGAGTTTGTATCAACTTGATCACGAATATATTGTTCTACATTGTTAACTTGTTCAACAAGTCTTGTTCCATTTTCAGAGTATTCAAATATATCAACATGACCTTCTTCTGCTAAAACATAATGCAGAACAGGTTTAACTTGCTTAATTTTGATTTTAAACTTGTTTTTTGTCGCTTCCCTTATCATGGGTTCCGCAGCGTTTTTTAATGCATTTAATGCTGTTGTTGCTACCATTGTAGAGGCGGTTGTGACTACTGCGACAGCACCAGCCGTAGCAACAAGAGAAGGATCAGGTAAATTAATATCGATTCCACCGATAGTAAAGGTTGGGGTAGTTGGTTTATTTGCAGGTATTTCAGCAACAGGAGTTTGAACTGGAGGGGTTTGAACAACCTGTGGTAATTGAGGGGGAGAGGTATCTGGAAGACCTCTGCTTTTTTCTGGTTTTTCTTCTTGTTTTTGTTGATCTGCTTTTACAGCAGCATCAAATTCTTCCTGTGTTGGTACATTAATTACAGGATAGTTTAATCTTGGATTGGGAATATTTACAACGGGAAGTTCCAAACCACGAATGACTGGAACCTCCATTGATTTAATTACTGGTGGATCTATTGTTGGAATAATTCTAGGACCATTTATTCCAACTGAAGGAATTCCACTATTTCCTATCGTTGGTATTTCATTCATTTTCTAACTACTACGTCAGCGCAAATTTTTGAGTATGGTGAATCTGGATGAAACATCACACCACTTTTTAAAGCTTCTCCACACTTCAATAGTCTTACAAGTTCAAAATCTAAACGAGCTTTATCTGCTTCAGCTTGTTGCCTAGAAATTTCAACTCTCGCTCTTGATTTACATAGTTCAGTTAAACTTCCATCCAAAGGAAAGTTGAACCCCATACTGACACCAGCGTTGCCACTATAGGATTTGAAAGTCTCTGGATCATCACTACCATTTCCTGTAGTTAAAAGAAATGGTGCAAAACTCATAGTGGGCCCTTGACAACTGACCCCTGATCCGTATGTATTAACAGCATACGGCCCTTGGAGGACTTGAACTGCTTGGTTAGTAACATTTCCTGTAGCAGAAGCAGAAGGACCAGCAATGTTAGTATTACTA